ACCACCTTCTAATTCGAAACCATTACCTGAATTTAAATATCTAACAACATCCCAACCATTTTCATCAATACCAGAGTATATATTTGGGAAATATACTTTGAAACTAACTGTTTTTGGATTATTTTTAGGTGCTACTACTGGAGTTTTTACTACTGCTGGAGCTGGAGTTTTTTCATCAGCTAATTTTAAAACATCAACACCTGCAAAAAATCTCAAATAATCATCATCTTCAATAACTTTACCATTCGCATCTTTACTTGATTGTTTATAGTAATTAATAATACTTGGATGGTCAACGATTAAACTAAAATTTAAAGTTCCACCTCTTTCAGTATTAACATATGTATATATTGGTTCACCTCTACCTATGAAAGTGTCTGAATTCCAATTTACACTAGTTGTTTCATTGAAAGCTATGTTATATGGTGGAAACCACATTATTCTACCACCGTTTGGACCTTCTTGAGATGTTCCAGCGATCAATGAATCAATTGAATCTTTCCAAGCTAAATTTTCTATAGAAAACATGTAATTCTTAGGACTTGTTTTATTCTTTCCTGAAAAATCATCTTTATTTGGCGCTATTTTAACCATTCCATTACTTTGAAGTACACCATACTTTTCAAGTGATCCTGTACTATCAGCATTTGGCCTAACTCTTTTTAAATCTTGTTTTAAAATTTCCTTATTGGTATCGTTAAATGGTCTAATTAAAGAAGATAATCTATTATATTGATTGGTTGATGTCCAAACACGTGCTACATTTTTACCATCTCTAGTATTTAAATTTCTACCTCTTGATAATCCATCATTATTGTTTTTAGTTTGAGTTATTAATGTTTGAATTCTACCGTTTTGGAATAAACTATGTGTTTTATATAATAATGAATCTGGTGAAAAATTAAGATCATCTGGTGTTGTAAAATTATTTTTACCATCTGTTGATATTAATAAATTTTCATTTAAACTATCAACCGTATTTAAATTATTATTATAAATTACACTGTTTTTATTAACCCAACTAAAATCTTCAATTTTTGATTTTTTTATTTCAGTATAAAAATATATTGGTAACATTTTCTCTGAAAAGCCTAACATACCGCTTGGTATTGTTAAACCACCCATTTTTTCAAAATCAAGTGTATCAACAGCATCAAAGAATCCAACTGGCTTTTCAAAAAACTTTAAAACACCTTCACTAGTCCTTGATTTATGTAATACTGAATTTGCCAATGATAACCCATAGCTTCTAAGTCCTATATTAGCCATGTCAGAGTCTCCAATAGCATATTCAGCCAATCTACCAATTATAGATGTTGAAGCGTCTAGAGAGCTTGAAACAACCTCTAAACCACTACTGGTATCACTTATACCTATACTATCTCCTAAAGCGTAACCAATTGCAGCATTTACACCCATTGAAACCCAATTTTTATCTTTTGGATCATGGTATTGCTCTCCATCCAAGTAAGAATATTTTTGAGGTTGAATAATATTAAAGCCTGTATCAATTGATTCTGTATTTCTTCTTGATAATGAATTTATTGTAGTTGTTTCTTCTAAATCTCCAGTTCTTTGAAATGTTCCATTGTTTATATAATCTAACAATCCTTTAGATTTTGTAGATTTTTTAATTGGAACATCGTAATAAATATCAAAAGATTCACCTATTGGAGTTTTTAATTTTTCAGTTATTTGATCATATTTCCCAATATTATTATTTAAAAGATTATCTCTTAAATCTGGTGAAATTGAATTTATATTTTCCATTGTATTATAATTATATAATTATTATTATATTATTGTTTATTATATTATTGTTTTATTATAATATTATTGATATATTATTATATATATTAATATAATAACATTAAAAAGTGAGAAAAACAACTAATTTCTGTTAATAATTGTTAATAATTTAGTTAAATATTCACTTATTAGAATGAGTCATTTGTTAATGCTCCTGAGTATCTACCACCATTATTATCACGATTCATTTGGTTACCAATAATTCTAGTTAATTCTCTTACAAACTGTTGATCTTTAACAAGTTCAGATGCTGAAATTTTAGTTGACGAATTACCACCAATTAATGAAATACTTCCTTGAATATTATGTGCAATGTTACCACTCATTGAATTATTACCACCACCTGAAGAAGATCTTCCTTGTGCTACACCACCATATGTTTTATTTACATCTGGATTTGATGATAATACACCTGCTTGTGCTCCTGAAGCTTTTGCAAATAATAAACTACCAACATCACCAATATTAGATAATGGGTCACTATTCTTATTTACTCCAATATTATTAGAACCAAGTACATTTGCAATTGCCCCACCAGGCTTCATAGCAAAAACATCATCTTTACTATTCAACATGATAGGACTACCACCACCGCTAGGTATAACCATATCATTAGCTTTTGTTGGAGTTCCAAATCTATTACCAATAATTCCACCAGCAGCAGCCCCAAGGCCAGCCCCAATATAAGCTCCAGGTATAATTCCAGCTGGGCCTAATGTTAAACCACCTAGAATACCACCACCTACACCACCAATAGCACCACCTATACCAGCACCTTTGATTGTTGGGAGAGCTCTACTTTGACCACTTGAACTACCAGCATCACCTAATAATTGTTTTAAAGGTGGTAAAATTACTTTAGTAAAATCTCCGATTAAACTTATCAACTCAGGCATTAAAGTTTGAACTAAAGCATTAAAACCATTTCTAACAATATCACTAATACCTAATGTATTTTCAGCTATAGATCTCATGTTAGTAGTATCTTCTTTTGGTTGTAATTTATCAATATCATCAGGCGTTAATGATGTTACTAATTTATTTTTACCACCAACAGTTATTTTAAATTTTTTAGTTGCAGTATCAAATTCAGATAATGAAGCGATTAAATCTCTAGTCTCTGGGCTTGTATTCTTAATAGTTGGAGTTATACCGAAAGTACCTTCAATTGCTGTTCTCTTACCTTTAAGCCTTGTACTTTGCATCATTTCATCAAAGTTAACGCCCATAGCTTCAGCAGCAGCTTTAACTCTCAACCTATCATAACCATTTATTGTTACTTCACCAGTTTCTTTATTTATGTTAGTTACACCATCAAGCATTTTACTATATGTTTTAGTTAAACCTTCCATATCAGTAATACCTTCTGTTAATAATTTCATTGGATCAGCCATTTGAGCAAATGACCCACCTAATACTTGTAATTTAGAAGCTGTTTCAATAGCACCCTCTGGTGATGAAACTTTATCAGCTAATGAAGCGATAGTTGACATATTTATTTTTAACTTTTCAGAATAAACAGTCATGTCTGCTACACCTTTCAATCCGTTTTTAAATGTATATGAGTTACCAATTTTTAAATTCTCTAATAATTTAGCTGTCATAACACTACTAGACATACCACTTTTTTTAGAATTAGTAACTAAATCTTGAACTTGTTCCGTTGCTGTCTTAGCATTTAACCCAAACATTTCCATGTTAGCAGCCATTTTAGCAGCCCCCTCAACACCAAGTCCAGTTGCGACAGCCATATTACTAAGAGATTCTAATCCATCAGCATTTAACATTACAGATCTACCAAGTTCATCAGTATATGTTCCTTGTAATTTAACTAAGTCTTCAGTTTTAACACCTAAAAATGCGGTATTAAGTGACGCAGCCATTATATTTTGCTTTAATACACCTGATTCATCTCTTGTTAAAGCATAATTAGCAGATAATTTAGACATTATTGAATCTTGTTCAAAAGCACTACTAATTGTTGTTTTTATAAACCCTAATACACTTTCAGATGCTTTATTAGCAAGATTTTTAGTGGTATTTAAAACAGCATTTCGCCTATCTTCACTTTTAGTTCTTTCCTTTTCGGCTTTATCCTCAGATTGTTTTCTAGTTTTATATTGATCAGTTAATTTATCTGTTTCGGTTTTTAAATTTTTAATTTTCAAATTATGAGCATCTTTTTCAGTATTACTCATATTCTTAGTATCTTTTTTTTGCAATTCTAGAAGCTTAACATAACTTTCAGTCTGTTTAAGTTTTATCTTTTCTAAAGCGTTTATTCTTTGTTGTTGTTGTAGATATATTTTTTGATTACCAGTCGCTTTTTTACTTGATACCCCAAGTTTTTTTTCAGCTTCTAGTTTATCATTTGCTAATTTAGTTGCTTTAGTTTCAACTTTTATACTCTCTCTAATTGCTTTATTTCTGGCATCTTCTAATTCAAGATTTTTCTTAATAATTTTTTGCATAGCAGTCTCAAGCTTCAATAAAGCTTCAGCACTATCTCTCTTTTTTTTATCGTTTTTAGTGTCGTAAGAATTATTGGGAGTATTTTTATTTTGAGACGTGTTAGTATTTTTAAAACCACCTTTACCAGTACCCATAACTTTTATTAAGTTATTAATACTTTTAATTAAGTCTTGTCCTGTTTTATCTTCCATTGATGCCATGTTAATGTTGTTTTAATATAAATATATTTTCATTTGTTTTTTTAAGTAAATAATACAAAAAATGGTAACATTAATGCTACCATTTTAATAATCACATAATTATTTATTATTTTTTAAAAATGTTACCACCTTTAATACTATTAAACAGATTATAAGAAGCTCCAACCCCTAGTGACCAACCAAATCTAGATCCTTTTCCATTTAAATCAGTGTTCAACCCAAAACCAACATAAGGCCCGAAAGACCATGGGTTTGATTTAGTAATTGTTGATTGTGGAAATTTATCAAGAATTAGAGCACCATTCAATTCAGTAAATTGGACTAATTTAGAAGGTGATGTTGCTTGTACTATGTATTTACCATTTTCTTCTCTAAAACCATAATTTAATTTAATGTTAAATTTATTAGTATCTAAAATTGAAATTGGAAAACTTGGTTTATTATTTAATATTTTAAATTTGGTATTACCAATTAACGTTTGTGTTATTCCAGGGTCATTATAATTAAAATTCCATGGAATAGTAAATCTAGAACTATCATTTTTATCTGGAATTACCTCATTTATTTTTGACGTTAATTCTGGGATAATAGTACTAACACTACTTTGTATACCAGCTACTGAATTTTTCATATTTTTAATATCAGTATATAATCCAGCGTTTAATAATTTAAGATCATCAACTGATTTAACAATATAACTAGTTTTTTCACCAATAACAATATTTAATTTTTTATCAAACCTATTTGTTAACGTATCAGTCATAGCTTTAATATTGTTTTCATTTAATTTGTTATCAATAACATGTTGTTTCTTCTCAATAGATAGTTTATTACAACTATTAATATTGAAAATTACCAATAGAATTATAATAACACCTAATGTTAGTCCAATATATTCTTTACTGAAGATTGTTTTAATGAAACTTAAAACGGTATTTAAAATTTGTGTCATAACGATATTTATTTTTTATTTTTATTTTTTAGAGATCTTTGTCTAGCCTTCTCATTCTGCTCACTAATATATTCATTATGCTTATGAATATGTATTTTTCTTAGATAAGTTGGCATATGTTTAAGAGTTTTATAGTCAAGACCAACAAATTTTTCACAATTCCAAAGTTCATCCCACAAGTATTTTTTAAAATCAGGTGATATGGAGGAAAATAGTAGAGTCGAGTTCAAGAAAGGTATCAAAAGAGCCACCTCCGAGACTCTCAGGGCGTTCAATAGTTGTTTTAAAATCAACGCCAGGTGTATTCTCATTAATATGTTTTCTTAATGCCAATGAATCTGATACTGGCATAATAGATACGTATTTTTTTATGAAATTTCTATCACTATTACCATTAATTGAAACAATACTTCTTTCTAATAGGAAAGTTACATTTTTCAAATATTGGTTATCATTTTTATCATCAATAACTTTTAAATATTCGTTCAAAAATTCAATTGATTGAACTAGATTTAATTTTAATTTACTATCAAGGCTATTTTCACTATTAATAATATCAGTAATACTATTAACGCTATTTTTAACTGCTAATTTCTTAAAATTAGGGTTTATTTTTTCTAATAACTTAGTATAATTCACCTCATCCTTATGTGTTAAAAATCTAAATTTAACAATATGTTTAGATTTCGGCAATTCATAATCAAAATAACCATCAATATCTGGGACTAAATTAAAATCTTTAACTTGTAATAAAGATAAATCAATTTCATAGTCGAAGCTTTCACCACTTGCTGGATCTTTAACCATTAATGGGAATTTAGCGCCATATCCAGTTGCTCTTAACCAAACAATAATTGCATCTCTATCACCTTTACATAAATTTTCAGGTTTAATACTTGTGTCTAATATTTTTTTCCTTAACAATAAGTCAATAATTTTACCATCTAAATATAAATTTGGTGAAGTTATTAAATCTTCATCAGACGCTGTTAAATACGCAACTGGTATTTTACTTTTTATATTTTTATATATTAAACCTTTAGATGGTAATGGTACTAAGTCATGTGGTATATCAAAATCATCAATGATACATAAATCATCATTATCAGTTTCATCATCATAATTTACTTCGTAGTTCTCTTCTTTATAAACTTTAACAGATTCTTTTTTAGGTGTACTTTGTTTTGGAGCTGTATCATCACCACCGTTTATTACTTGTTTAAGTAATCCAACGCTAGAGTCTTGTTTGTGCTCAATAGCTTCATTAAGTAAATCTTCGATAAATTTATCTTGATTTTTTTTTAAATTTTCAATTTTTCTTTGATCTTGTTCCATATTTTTAATTATTAAATATTATTTGTTTAACGAATATTACAATTTTGTTTTCATAGTTATCGTAGAATATACATTCAGTTAACTCTGAATTTAAATCATTTATTTTTAGTTTGAAATTTCTTCTTGGTAATAGCTCCATTTTTAATTCATCACCATATGTATCAGGCATTGACATAACTTTTTTTGATTCAGAAATCCAACTTTTAAGTTCAATTAAACAATCTTCATCTGTGTTTTCATGATCAAACGAAAATACTAACATAAAACTATCTTCAGAAGTATTATATTCCAATAAAGTTTCAATATTTTCACTAGCATTAGTTACAGCGTTAAATATTTCACATTCTAGTTCATAATGTAATATTTGATCTATTGATTCATTATGTGGATTATGATATCCATAAAAACCGCCAGCAGTATTACTTTGTTTATTTATAAAATTTTGAGCACCAATAATATTATTACCGACATTGTTTAATTGGTTAATATAATCTATGCTTCCACCGTTATAATCAAAAGCATCCTCACTTAATTCAGTATTAACGTAAGGAATATATAAGATTCCATTCATATTTATTTTATTTTTAATTAATTATAATTATTAATTTCAAATAATAAATAGTTATTTATATTTTTTTAGAAAAAAAGCTACCATTTTTTTTTGATTCTCTTAATAATAAAACTTCGTTTTGTAATTTAAGTCTTTGATTAATAAATTCAATAATTCCATTTGAATCGCCATAAATGTCTTTTTCCCAAAATCGGATTAACACGTAGTTATTCAAAGAGGCCCATTTATTTTTTAATTCATCAACTCTTTTATTTCTTTTTTGAGTTATTGTAAGGTTTGTGGTATATATTTCAGGGTTGGAATGGTAGAAGTCACCATCACATTCAATTAAAACTCTATATTTTGGTAAGTAAAAATCATAAAATCGCCCAATAGGGTGTGCTTCAAATTGTTGATCATACTCAACACCTAATTTATCCAATATATTAACTCTAAAATAAGTCTCAAGACCAGACCCATCTAAATCTGACGCATTCCTACTTTTAACAAATGTTTTTTTCTTTTTGAATACCTTATTTTTTTTAGGTTTTACATGGGTAGTTGTTTTAGTTTTAGTTGGTTGTTTCATTATTGGTAAGTTGAATTATAAAAAACACAAAATGGATGAAAAATATAATCCATCCATTTGCGTTAATTAATTGTTTATTTTTTAGTAAACTAGTATTGCGTAATCATATTTTAGTGTGATTTCAGCAGTAGCAACATCATCACTATCATAACCTAAGTCACCAAAATTACCAGTAGTTGGGAATGCGTTTATTAGAACCCATTTTTGAACAGCAACACCAGTTGGATCTAACATTGATATAGTAATATTACGTTTATATCCAGCAGCATAACCTTGTCTACCTGTAACAGATTCACTTTCAAGTCTAATCCACTCCATAAGAGACTGAGCAGTTGATGGACCTATGAATTGTCTAAATGTAATTGTTAAATCCTCCCAAGTATATCTACCTAAAACCCAAGTTGAAGTATTTAAGAATTGTAATTCGGTTGCGTTTTGGTTGATTGAAGGTAAACTACTAGTAGATACCCACCAGCTTTGTATACCAGTATCAGCTGGGAATGAAAATAAGAACCTATTTTTTCTTAATGGCTCATATACTAAAGGAGCATTAAATAAAAGATTTGACATATTGTTTTATATTTTAATTGTTATTATTGTTATTTACCTCACCTTGTTCAGGTTGTTTAATTTTATTTGTTAAAAATTTATCACAACTATCCCAAATACCTTTGACTAGTTTTGATTCTTCTGGATTAGAAGCTGGATCTAAATCAATTAGCAATGTAATAGCAATTTCTCTAATTTTTTTAACACTGCCATCAATATTTGCTGAACTCTTATGTCCAATTTCTTTTTGTTGACTTTGTTGTGGAATCTTATTTATAGATTCTGGTTTTGATATTGGAGCTGATTCTGGTTTTTGTGCTGGTTCAGAGTTAGACTTCTCACCAAACATATAACTTTCATTCAACATGATACCTTTAATATCATCCATAATATCCCTAATTTCTTTACTTTGTTTTGACATATGATTATTTTAATATAAATATACTTATTTTCCAAAAGTTGATGGTTTATAACAATATTTCTTTTGATTTACATATAAATATAATGGTAAATATTTTTTTGTGATTTTTTTTATAAAAATTTATTGGTTTTTATAAAAAAAAGATGTACATTTGTAATAAATAAACAAATAAAAAATTCTATGGCTAAAATTAAAATAAATTTAAACGAAAAACACATTAAACTAATTGAAAGATTCGTAGTTGAAAGATTTAATGATATTCATGTTGGTTTTGATTCTATAAATCCATATGGTGGTGATTATCTAATGGAAGATTTAGCTATGATTTTAGGGTATTGGGATAAAGCAATCGAAGGTACTGAAAAAGATTATGATGGTAGAAAATTTGGGTTGGATAATGAAATTGAAATGATTAAGATACATTCATATGTTGTGGATAATATTGAGTTCATTCTATCTATGCTAATTCAATTCTCAACAACTGGTATTAAATCTGGTTTATACACATCGTTAGATAATAATATAAAATGGGAATATAAAGGATAATTCAACTGTAACCTCTCTTAAACACAGTTAAATAAAAATGGTGAACTAATTAATTAGTTCACCATTTTTTAGTTTATTAAATTGTACTAAAATCAAATCCATCTGGAGTGATCATAAAGTCAATATTTATATATTCTAATGCTCCAATTGGAAGTACATATATTTTAACATTCATTTCATGTCTAGCTTTAGCTTCAGCAGAATCATCAATTCTAACTTCATATTTTTCAATACCTCTATTAGTTTTAACCGCATTTAATATTGGATTTACAATTTCTAAAAATTTAGTTTTTGTTGTATTATCGTTTGGTTCAAAAATTAATGGTAGATTTGCACGTCTAACCGCTTTTCTTAAATATAACATCATACGTCTAGTACCAATTCTGTTTAAAGAATTATCTGCAATTTGTAAAGTTTTTTGTCCCCAAATTTTTACACCATCAATTGCAAATGTTTTAATAATATTAATTCTATTACCGTATAGTATGTCTTCATCAGCCAATACAAGGCTTTTCTTAGCTTTAACACAATCAACAGAACCCCTACCAATACCTGATGGTGGAAACCAAGAATATACAGTATTATCAGTATAAGCAATATTTTTAACAACATCTCTTGTTGCTGGTAAATATAAATATGTACCATTTTCAGTATCTAAGTATTGAGACCATGGGAAATAAGTTGTAGTGTAACTACTATCAATTTCACTTGTATCTAACATTTCAGATATTGCAGCTGCTGAATACATTTCAGCTTTTGAATCACCAGCGCCAATCGGTTTATCTGGTGTTGTTACAACATAGATTGAATCTCGTCTTTCGTTTTCAACCATATCAATAATTTCATTAACCAATAGTTGGTTATTAATAAAATCAATACCTGGAGTTGCAAAAACATTTATATCAACAAATTCTGGATCAGCAAATGATCTTGCAGCTGACCAAAATGCATAGAAATCTGAAGTTAAACCAGTTGTAACTGGAACATTTGGTATACCATTATAATTAGTTTCTAACTCACCTTCACCGAAAGTGTTAAAAGTCTCACCAATAAAAGGAGCTTTATTTACATTATTCAAGTATTGGTAATATTGATATCCATCACCAGTTGTTCTATTATTTCTAAATATATCCCATCCGTCAAAACCACCAGAAAAATAAGCTGTAAATTTCATTAATTTTTTATCAGCTAGAACAATGTTTGAACTGTTTACAATAACAGTATCAAAACCGCATTCTAAACCTGTGTAAGGGTCTTGAATTGAACAATTACCAAACTCTTTACCAACTAAGTGATCTAAGTGGAAACCCTTTGTTAATACTATATTATTAGTACCAACGTTTAACTTACCTTTATATTTGAACAAGTCGGAATCAACATTACTTCTTGCTGAATTAGTAAGACCAAAATATGGTTTTTTAGATGCCACTGAACCAGTATCAGTATAAGTTAAATTATATCTAGGGCTAGTAGCACCAGTAACACCTTCAATGTTTTTAATTTCATATCCACTGAATCCCATTGGAACTGAGCTTTTAATATTTTCAGCATCAGTATCAATATCAAGAATTATATATTTAGATTGTAATTTATAAACATCGTTTGCTGTACCTATTTGTTTACCAATATATTTAGTATCATTTGGATTCATGCTACAACCTAAAAATTGTTCAAGTATTACAGGTTTAGCATCAGTATCATTTAATTGTCTAATAACAACATCAAAAGTTAATGTAGTTGTATTTACATTTTGAATACTCACTTTAAACATGCTATTTGCATTAACACCATCAGATAATGTTATAAATCTAAATAATGGTAAGACACCATTAGACCCATCGCCTACTTTTTCAGAAACAAACCATGGCGTTTTAGCGTAACTAAACGGTGAACTATAATCATCGTTAATTGTTAGTTTATCAGTCATAGCAAAACTAGTACCAGTATAAAATACATTTGTAGTTTCAATATCTATTGCATTTGTAATCGTACCGTTATAAATTTCCTCGACAAATATTTTAGAGTTTGAAGCTGATTTTAAATCATTACCAAGAACTTTAACAATATAATTTTTAGCTAAAGGATTTAATGAAACATTATATGTTTCAGTAGTACCAGAAGTTAAATTAACTACAATGTCAAAACTATCAGTTAAGTTTGTTATACCAGTAATATCTGGAGATGTAATCCCAGTAACTAATGGGGTTAAAGCTTCCCCATCATTTAAATATGTTGATTTAGATCTTAAAATTACACAAGCATCAGTTTCATTTTCAGTATAACTACCATTGAATATATTTATAGCCCAAGTACCATCAAATTTATAACCTGATAAACCAAGAACTCTTGTAACATATAATTGTTGTGATTGTTCTAGATAAGATTTTGCAATATAACCTAATTCATATCTTGGATATCCATTTGGATATTTTTCAGGGTTAGCCCCACCAAAATAAGTTTTAAATTCGTTGTATGTTGAGATAGGAATTGGTTGAAAAGCTGGTCCAATCAGAGTTTCACCAACTAATCCAAGTGTAGTAACACCGATAGATTTAGTGGTATTTGATGGTATGATAACTTCTCTAGTATAGATATTAGGTGAGTTATGTTCCCCTCTTGCAGTTGAATTCATTTTATTATATTTTTAATTAATTATTTATTATATAAATACAATTAAATTCGTAAAAAACAGTATTTTTACGAATTTAATTTATAATTTATAGAGAGGTTAGTGTTATTTTTTTCCAAGTGTTAACTTCAACACATATATACATATACGTATCATCATAACAAATATCCCCTTTATTACCTGAAGCGTTAGCACTAGTTGGTGTTTTAGATTTTGGAATATTAATTCTATTAGTATTAGCATCAACACAAAAATTAAGTGTACCACCACTTAAAGGTACTGGAAAAGCCCCAACTGTTAACGTACATCCAACTAATGTTCCACTTACAATAACGTCAAATCCAGTATCGCTAACACAATTATAGAAAGTACCAGTTAAACCACTAGGCCCACTACTAAAACTATTCCCAGTTCCAGTACAATTGTGAAATTTACCAGATAGATCACCACTATATGAATTAAATGAACCATCACCACCAATACAATTATAAAATTTACCAGTTAAATGATTACCTACAAAAGTTGGATTATCACCAACGCAATTATCAAAAGTTCCAGTTAAATAAAAACCGCTAAACCCATGTGCCCCACCAGAACAATTATAAAATTCACCAGATAAATCGCCAGTGTCTTGGTCAGCATGAAAACTATTACTTATTCCACTACAATTATAAAATTTACCAGTTAAATTTTTTGAATAAAAACTAGATGAACCACCATGACAATTTATAAATGTCCCAGATAAAGATCCAACAATACCAGTAAATAATTCAGTTGTACGAATAATTGGTACACCACCATTACTCATATCGCAATAAATATCTTCAAAATGCCCAGTAAATCCACTAAATCCTTGAATAAACCCATTAGAAATTACTTTAATATTTTTAAAAGTCCCTGACAAAATCGTATTATTATTTGTATTATCACCCATTATTTGTCCTGAGCAATTTTCAATCCATAAATTTGGATGATTACCTAAAATAGATAAACCGCCATCGCTAAACCAAATACCATAAAGTTTAATGTTATCAGTATTAACAGTAATTCCATAAAATCCAATTCTAACATCTAAACTACCAGTTGAAGATATTAAATTTATATATGGAGTATCTAATATAAATGGTGAATTTAAACCATAATACCCTGGATATATAATTATATTTACTTCATTTCCAGGAGACAAACTCATTGTTTTTGCAAGATTATAAGCGTTAACTAATTCTAATCCATTATCACCAGGATTTGAGTTAGATCCTTTAACAGTTATAAATTTATTACCAGTTGCAGGTGCAAAATCACCTGTTGAACCTGTTGATCCAGTTGGTAAACTTAATATTAAATCTTTTAATATTCTACCTTGAGCTGCATCTAAAGCACTGCCAGGTATTACAGTGTCTAGATTATTAACAGTTTCAAACCCATCGATTATATTAAAAAATATTCTTTTATTATCTTTTGGTGCTAAGTGAATAGGGTCATCACCAATTGGTCTTGTAACTACTAATTGTATATCTTCTCCACTTGCATATACCAGTTCAGTACTACCACTATTAGTGTTAGAATCTAAATAATAATTACTATAATATTCATTAGTTTCATCATAACTAATTGGAAAATCACTATTAATTGGTGTACCATCATTGTATTTAGTTGATGCAAAGTTTTGAAGTGACCATGTTTGCCCTGATAATTCAATTGATGTATAAATATTTCCATCAACATCTACAAATTCAGTTTCAAGATTACCTTCATTTCTTATAAGTCTAATATTATTATAATAACGTCTAATATCAGTTTCAACATATAATGAATTATCAGTTGAGCTACAATAGACATTATAACCAGTATCTCCACTAAAAACATCATATTCACCACTAATATCACTACACCAATAATAACAATAACTCATAAATCCTGAAAAATTTATACTTGGATCATTATCAAGTGCTGGATATCCCATTCCACCACCATAAAGGTTCATTCCAGATAATTCATCTCCAGTTGTATCATTATCCCAGTGATTAGTTCCAGATTCTTTTAATCTAGCTCCAGCAGAACTTGCTGTTCCAAAATTATCAATTAACGTTTGCCATTCATTACTTGTTGGTACGTGCCAACCTTCTGGAGCTAAATTAGGGCTTGAGGCAGTATAACCATTATAATATCTACCATAATCAATTGGTTGACTAGTATAAGTAATAGTCCCACCAGTTTGAACTGACTCCCAAAGGCTTCCACCACCAGTTGATCCTGTACTTAAATGTGCTAGTTTTATTTTCTCTGCTCGTGTAAAAGCGAATTCATCATCATTTAAATTATCGTTTAAATGAGATGTGTTTAAGCCACTTAAATTGGGCTTCAAATTTCTGTTAACTGTTATTTCCATTGTTTTATTTAATTGTTTTTATTTCTTTATTTAAAGTATTAGTTAATTATTTAGCTATATATCTACAAGTTATATGTGAACCTGGCGTATCAAATAAATATATCGTATTTGCATCAAAATAAGAAACAACGTATGCTATACCTGTATCTTCATATACCTGTAAGTTAAAAATATCTCTTGGTTCTTTAGATAAAACGAACTCAGTATTAACAGAATCTGTAGCACCTGTTGGTGTTTCTTGTATTACATCTTTAGGTGGGTTATATTCACTTATAATATCCCATTTATTACTAGTTCTATTAGCTATTAAAGTAATAGAACTATTAGCTGGTATTTGGTAAGGTACTGAATTACCTAAATCTTCAATCTGTGCATCACCATCTAAAGATAATATATTACTAACATTAGTAGAATTTTCATTTTTAAATATTATTTGTTTACCATCAACAACATTACTTATTAATGGTAGCCATAAATTAACACTAATACCATTTGTTATTATTATATCGTAAGTACTTAAAATATCAAAAACACCAGGCTCTGTAAAGTTAATAATTACTGGGTCTTTTGAGACAGCTCCTATTTGTCCCCACACACCATCTAATTTATGATAAAATTCATTTCCTGTATCATTAAAATGTATAATCTGACCGATAGAATATCCATCAGTTAATGTATAAGTTAAAGGTATTTCAGTATCTAAAAATATTTTTGGCTGTATTTTTTTCATTTTATTTTTTATTTTTTATTCAATTATGTTTGTTGTTGAGGTATTTCAATTATATTAATATCACTATATTTATCACACCATTCAATTTTAATTGTACCTAAACCATTAGATGATTCCATTAGTGAAATACTATGCTTATATATTTTATTATATAATTCTGACACAGAACTAAAATCTGTTGTTCTTATATTATTATTAATTTCATTATTTTTAAAATCAGCACCAATAATATTATTATAATTATTAGAACCAATTTCATTATTATTAAAATTATTACCAATAATTAAATAAGTATTATTACTACCAATAGTATTTTCCGTAAAATTACTACCAATAGTATTTTCCGTAAAATCACTTACAATGTTATTATTAGTAAAATCAGTACCTATAATACAATAATTTATTATTTTTCCAAAATTACTTGTAAAATTATTTGATATTATACTATTCAATAAATTAATATTATTATTTTCAGAAAAACTATCACTAATACTATTATTATAAAATAAACCAATATTACCTTGAAAATAATCTTTAATTGTGTTATAATTAAAATTTCTCCCAATATTATTATTATAGATATTTAATCCAAATATAACTGTATTATTACATTCTAAAATATTCCCATCATCTAATGAATTTTTTTCAATTGTATTTGAATATATCATTTCATTATAATTTTGGAATAGTTTATAATCTACAAATTCTGCTGAGCATGGTATAACTACATTACCTGTAGCCCAATAATTTTGAGTTGGACTTATATAACTTAAATTATCCCATTCAAATAATCTCCACTTAGATGTATCTGTTAATTGAACACCAGATACCATATCAGATAAAGCGATATAAATAGTACTCCCACCATTTTCAATTACTGTTGTACCTTTACCCCAAGTAGTTGTGTCAGTCCAAATGTTTTCAACATTTATTTGCCATCTTCTGAATTTAACATTTCTAAAATCAAAAGGTATGTCATTATTTTGTATTGTATCAATTCTTCTATAAATATATCCTTTACTACAACCTTTTATCATGTTTTGATTATTCTCTATATCATAATATATTATATCTTTAGGGTATAATGTTGAGTACGCTTCAGGATATAAATTAGATGAATACATTGCAGTAACAATCAAAGGTTCAGTTTCACCAGTATTAAAATAACCAGTGTTTGGTATTTGGTGAATTGTTTGATAATCAGTAATTAAATACTGCTGTCCAGATGTTAGTCCGCTACTAGTAATTAAAGCCATTAATTCTGAATAGGTGACATTGATCAAACCTCCACCGCCTGTTGATCCAGTTGGTAAATTATCAATTCTATTATTTATGGCAGTATCTCCAGAAATTCTATAAACCGTTTCACCTGTCAATTAATTATAATTATTATTAACAGTTTCAGTTAAACCGCTAACTAAAGCTAGAAGTTCACTAGTTGAACCACCAGTTGATCCAGTACTTAAATGAGCTAGTTTTATCTTTTCTGCTCTTGTAAATGCGAATTCATCATCATTTAAATTGTCATTTAAAGGTGATGTGTTTAAACCACTTAAATTTGGTTTATAATTTCTGTTAACTGTTATTTCCATCGTTTTATTTATTTATTTTTAGTATTGGATTTAGCAACTCCATTGTTGTTAAATTTATTTTTGTTTTTTTTATTGATTCATTAATACTTATCAACTCAGATGTATCGAATTCCTCATCATATAATTCTTTACATTTTTTATTATAAGCTTCAAGTTTATCACTACCTGATATTACAAATTCATAACCATCAAAAATTCCATAATCACGGATTATGGTTGTAAATTTAACATTTTGTTCATTTATTATTTTATCACTAATTATTAAATTTTCAGATAATGCATGTGCGATATCAAATTCAAATTCAATATTTAGTTCTTTAATTTTTGCAATATTTTTATTTATTGCTATTATATTCTCTAGAGTCATATTATACAGTTATTAAGGTCATTTTAGAGTTCTCAGATTTGTTGATTCTATCAATTTTTATTGTAACTCGATCATATCTATTAATAATAAAGTCAGTTCCATTAACTAAAATATTATTAATAGAAATAGTATATGTTTTAATATTTGAGTCTATTAATAAGATGTTTGTTATATGATAACTAGAATTTGTTTTAAATTTAATAGTATTCAATGCTTTCCTAGGGAAGTTGATTAGTAAATTATTTTCATAATTAATGAAATTTGATTTTGTAGTATCTACATTAATATCTAATAATGTTCTAACTATATTTTCCTCAAAAATAATATCTTTTTCATTTATAATATACCCAGCAACTTTAAGTTGGAAATTTTGAATAAAAATTTTCCTTTCATCTAAATCATAATCACTTTCATCTGAAATATCTTCAATTGTAACTGGCATGTAATGACCATTTACTATTATGTACGATTGTTTTGATTTAAATTCATTATTAACACAATTATTAACATCATTAACCAATGTTAGACTATTACTAATCAACTTTATATTATAAATTATATCAACACAATACGGTTGTTTCATTTTACAAGATACTGTGATATTTTTATTTCCATCCCATTTCTCAAATGTTCCAATAGTGAAAAATGGTTCACCTGGAATATTAGCAAAATTACTTAACATTGACCCTGGTTTAGGGTTATTTTCTCTTGTTACAATTTTAAAGTTTGGTAATATATTTTTATTATCATCAACCATTTCCCATGTCTGTGTAAATTCACTCATTCTTTGTTGTGAAAAGAAGAATGTTTTAATTTCGGTATTTCCAAAAATAGTATTAAATTTTTCTGATACAAAATTAGTTAATTCCGTATCAATATCATAATAAGATATAGGTTTAGGGGTTAAATTATTATTATCAAGTGACATTGACATAATTTCATTTATCCTACTATTACCTTCTAGACTATTATTTAATTCTAATTTATTTAAATTCATATTTATTTACCTGAAAATTTATTTTTATCAACTGGCACACATTCTACAGTTCTAAAAAATGGTTTATATCCAAACAGGCTATGCCCATTATCAAAATTTACTCTACCATCATTAGACACTTCAAAATATTCCATTTGATCTGGTGTTACTTGTAATCCGATAAAATCACCTCTAGATATATCCATCTTATTATCTTTCAATGTTTTAATATATACACCAAATGCTAAGTTACCAATTTGTAGGTAATTTCCAAGACCCTGTGTAGTATCATATGCTTTGTTACTAGCTGCATCTAAAAGCAATGCAACATTTATTTCAATTGGCTCTTTATATGCGATAGAATTATCACCAATACTTTCTCCATATAAGTTAGTTACCATTGATTTGGTTCTATCAATTTGAAATACAAGTACTGTCTGATTCATATCTTGACTTACATAATCTAAACCGATTGATACTTCAAAATTATAATCAGCTTCTGAATAAAACATAGTATTACGAACTATTTTTGATTTTCTACCAGCCATATCTTTATTTGTTATTTATAGATAAATAGTGGAAAAACAAATAAAAGTCGATTAAAATCTTAAAAAAAAATATATTTATTATTATTTTTAACTTTAAAACGTAACTACTTGTTTATTAAATAATAAAATAGTACATTTGTTACTATTATTAATATAAAAATTATGAAAATTTCAATTAAAAAAACTAAAGAAGCTTTTGACCTACTTGAAAAATATAATGGAAATAACCCATATATAAAAAAGTTAAATTATTATATATTTACAAAAAAAGATAGGACATTATCTGACTTTGAAATTGAATATATTTTAGAAAACTATAATCGTGAACCAGAAAAATTAACCAAGGTTGTGAAAATAGCCAAATGGTTTGCTGAGAAATGTGTTGAAAGGTGGGAAGTTAATTTTACTCCTGAAAAGGTCCAAATAACTGATGTTTTAGGTGAAAATGATAATTATTACCATGTATTCTTAAATTATAAAAAGAATCAAGAAAGGCCAACAATGTGTTTTATACCTAAGAAAGCATTACTTGATGATTTAAGAATGGAAGATTTTAACGAAATGCAAATAAATTTTGATAGATATGATAATGCATTATCTAAATATGGTAAGAAAATGTATGAACATCAAAAAATAGCTGTAAAATTCTTGTTAATGAGAAAAAAATGTTTATTAGCTGATGATCAAGGTTTAGGTAAAAGTATGTCTTCAATTATTGCATCAATTGAGGGTGGATTTAAAAAGGTATTGGTTATTTGTCCAGCATCGCTTAAATCTAACTGGAAACGTGAGATTAGCACTTTTATTCCAGAAGATCAAATAGGTATAGTTAATTCTGGTGATTGGTGTACTGATAAAAGATATACAATTATTAATTATGATATTGTTGATATGCATTACATTGTGCCGAAAGAAACGATAATTGATAGTGATGGTAATGAGAAACAAATTAAATCTAGAAAGAAAGAAGTTAAAGAGGCTGCATTAGCTAATAGTGCGATGTATCTTGAAAATTTTGATTTAGTCATTATCGATGAATGTCATAAATTATCTAAAAATACATCAATAAGATACGAAGTTATAAGCGATTTTTTGACCAGATCAAAAATTCCAAATGTATATTTAATGTCTGGGACACCGATGACTAATAAACCGATTAATTTATATCAGGTTTTAGCTTTAATCAATCATCCAGTCACCTTGAATTACGAGTATTTTGTTAAAACTTATTGTGATGGTAGAAAAATTACAAGTAAAACAACACATAAAACTATTTTACTTTCAGGTGGTAGTTCAAATCTTGATGAATTAATGGAAAAAATTAAAAACTCATATTTAAGACGTTTGAAAAAAGATATTCCAGGTATGGTTATTAAAACAATTCATCAAAGATATTATGATTTAACAAGCGATGAACAAGTAGAATATGATAAGTTATGGGAAGAATACGAAGAATCTCAGATTTCAATTGGTAAAAATAATTTAATAAAAGAATTAACAGAGGGTATATTCCTAAGACAATTCGTATCGGATAGTATGGTAAAAAATACCATAGCATTAGCTGATGAATTCTTAGAAGATGGGAATAAAGTATTTATAGCCTGTTGTTTCAATGACGAAATTACAAAATTAAAAGAATACTTCGGTGATAAAGCTGTTATATATAAAGGCGGTATGACCACTAAACAAAAAGATAGAGCTGAGTCTAAATTCATGACCGATAAACATACAACAGTATTTATTGGAAATATTATTGCAGCTGGGGTTGGATTAACACTAACTTCATCAAATATATGTATTTTTAACTCATATGATTGGGTCCCTGGAAATAATGATCAAATGATGGACCGTATTCATAGGATTGGTCAATTAAAAGATGTTGAAGTTTATTATCAGCTGTTCTCAGGGACGATCTCTGAAGATATGTGGGATAAGATCATTAAAAAAGAAATGAGTATTAAAGCGGTTATTAAAGAGGAAAATGATAAGTAAAAAATAAGGCTGGGTAACCAGCCTTATTTGTATTCACTATTTAATGAGCCAGGTAATAAATAACCTTTTTGTGCTCCATTATCTAAGTCAAAAAATATATAACTACCATTATCATACCCAAAGAATTTAATCCTTCGACCGTATAATCTTTGTAAATGTCTCATATGTGCTGATAAATGACTATTTGAACCATTTTGATAATATTCAGCATTTGGTCTTCTTCTCATTTGAATCCATTTCTCTCTTTGGTCTGGTGTTGATCTACCTTTATCAACATAAATTAGAAAATTAGTTAGCTCTATTCCACTAAAGCTACCTTCACCTTGGGTTCTAGCACCAAGACTACCTTCTCTACTTCTTGAATCGCTCCAACTTTTATTGAATTTATCACCTTTACCAAAGGCTTCAACAATCATTGCGATTATTTTTGTCAAGTCTGACTCGTTTATTGATACTTTCATAATATTATACGATTGCCCATCCTGGGACTGGTTGTGTTTTCTTTATTTCAGCCATTGAATTGGCCATTTTAGCCATAACATCTAATTGATATTGTGGTGTCATTCTAGTTAACCTATCCATTAACTCAGTTATAACTTCATCTCTTTCAGCTTTACCTTGGTCATGTAACATTGCATAATCAAGGATCATTTCACCTTCTGGAATACTAATCTTACCGCTTGCATAACCTCTAATATTACCTAATAAAATTTTAGATTCAGCAATTAAAAGTTGACGAATAGTAACCTTTGTTGGTTCATTCATTAATGCGAAATCCATTTTATCTAATGGTACTTGATCTGGTGTTAATAAAATATCTGGGTTTTGTTTTCTACATTTATCAGCATTCTTACCTTTTGTGTCATAATAAGTATACCAAACATGACTTCCAGCAACACCAAATATCGAACCACTAGTCCCATATGGATATGCAAATGACAATTTAGATCCTGGAGTTGATAATAAATGGATTATTTTAGTTCCTTCAGGGCCAGCTGTTACCTTATATATTAAGTCACTTCTTAATAAACGTTGTTTCATCATTAAATCTGAAGCCAATAACATGGTATCATATGCTGGAGCAATAAAGAAACCACCCATAGGTCCACTTGAAGTTCCATACCCGCCACCAAGTTGAGCAGTACCACCAAGTCCAGAACCTACATCAATACCGCCATAATTAGCCATAACAGCAGTTTGAGTTGTTGGTGGAGTCATGTGTAATACTTTATTAATTTCTCTATCAGCTGGTATCATATAACTTTGTTTTCCCATTTCAACTGTGATATAATCTTTTTTTAATTCCCATGGACCACGTTGTTGTAAACCGACTTCCTTAGAAAACCAATAAGAATAATCTTTTAAATAATCGAATGTTCTAACTGATAGTGCAAAGGCCATATCAGTGGTTGTTACGTCTTTACCATAAAGAGATGACCATTGAGTTTCAACCAACCAATTTTGAACTAGTTTCGCATAATCTTCAACACACATTTCTAATAATTCACATAACATATCATCTTCTAATTGGACATTTCTTATCGGAGCGCCTAATTTAACTCTTACTTTTTTGAATAGTGATTTAACTTCTGAATCTATTTTCATAATGGATTTTATTATATAAATATGTTGTGAATGTTATTTTTTTAATGAATTCTTGATTAATTTTAGATAATAAATGTATTTATTATAAATAACACACAATAAATATGTTAACAGGAAAACAAATATTAGTAGAATATAAAAAATGTTACTTAGATAAGTCAAGAATATATATGATTGAAAATTATCTAACTACATATGATGCCACACAAAATGAAACAGTTCCATTTAAATTATTTCCAAAACAAAAAGAGCTTGTAGCAGCTCTTGGTGAATTTCCAAGAAATATAACAACAAAGCCACGTCAAGCGGGTATTTCAACAACAGCATCAGCTTTCATTGCTTGTGAAATGGCCTTAGCTCAACCAAATAAACCAGAGACAGTTTTAATTGTTGCGAATAGATTAGATTTATCTAAATTAGATTTAAAAAAGATTAAAGAATTTTTATTACAAGTTCCTAGATGGTTTTGGGGTACTGATTATTATGGAACACCAGAGAAAGAATCAAAAACTATTTTTGTTCTAGATAACCAGAAAGAATTACAATTATTTAATGGAAGTAAAGTTATTGCAATTTCATCAGGTGATAATGCTGCCCGTGGGGTTTCTGCGGTATCATGGCTTATTTTTGATGAGGCTGCCTTTATTGAAAGGGGTAAATCAGTTTACTCACAAGCTGCTGCAACAACAGCTACTGGTGGTAGGATATTAATGATTTCAACTCCAAACGGTAAGGATGAATTATATTATGAAGTTTATAATAAAGCAAAGAAAAAAGAAAATGACTTTAACGTTGTAGAATTAAAATGGTTTCAAGATCCACGTTATAGTAAAAATCTTAAATGGGAAAAATTTGATAAAGAAACTGGTGAAATCACAACTATAGTTGAAGAAACCGTATCAAAAGATGGTATTATAGCTTGGGACCCAGAAAAATGGGCACTTAGAGAGTCGGAAGGTTTCAAACCAACATCTCCATGGTACAATAAAATGTGTAATACATTTAACCAAGATAAGCAAAAAATAGCACAAGAGTTAGATGTATCATTCTTAGGATCTGCTGGTACTGTTATTGATATTGAAATAATTGAATTCCACGAAAAAACGAATATTAAAGAACCTTTATATTATGATAACTTTTTTAAAGAAGCTTGGATATATAAAGAGCCTATATTAGGTCATAAATATTTATTAGCGTCTGATGTTGCAACAGGGTCTGGTGAAGACTCTTCAGTTATACATATATTAGATATTGATTCAATAGATGACTCTGGTCAACCATGTATTGAACAAGTGTTCGAATATCAAGGTAAAATTCAAGGCGATTTACTTGGTGAGTTGATAGATCAATATGGTAGATATTATGGTAATGCACTTGCAATTGTTGATTGTATTGGTAGTTCTGGTGATGCAGCTGTATTAAGATTACAAAGTTTAAGTTATCCTAACTTATATTATGATGATTTAACATTGAAGAATGTAACAACTGAAAAATCTAATTTCACAGCAAATAAAACTAATGATGTTAAAACACCTGGATTTAGAGTTGGTGCTGCCAGATTACAAATGATTATGAATTTAGAAAGGGCATTAAGATTTAACGAGGTGAAACCAAGATCAACTAGATTTACACAAGAATTAAATACCTTTATTTGGAAAAATGGTAGACCTGACCATCAAGGTGGGTTTCATGATGATACTATTACAGCGATGGCAATGGGATTATATGTCTTACAATTTTCATTTAAAAGACTAGAAGCGGTAAAAGAAAAAAATATAGCCATATTGAAAAGTATGGTTACTGCTCAAAACGCAATTAATGGTGTTGGTGGGCCAATTGAAATGAGTGAAGAATTGAAAAAGAAACCTTTACCGTTCTATACTACAAACACATTACAGACAGCACAAATGAAAAAAATAGATCCAACCGACAAAAATAAGATGTTAAATGCTTATTTATTCAATCAGATGGTTAAATATATGCGATAATGGTTTAAAAAATAAAATAATTTAATATAATTACAATAAATAAATAAAAATATGGCTGAACAAAGAAGAACAGTATTTCAAGACCTTGGTAATGCATTGATATATGGGTTCGATAAAAATGTTGAAAAACAACAAAAAAAAGTCCATTCTTACACTATTAATAATTCAGATGTAATTCTTAAAACGAAAGACAAAGCTGAATTTGAGAAAACTAAAACTCAATTAAGACAAGAAAAGTATCTAGCTAATCAATGGGTTGGGGCTGGGTTAAATCTAAGCCAGACAACAGCTTTAGTTACTAATAATTTAAGATTAATGTATCGAGATTGTGATATCATGGATGGATATCCTGAGATTGGTGCTGCTCTTGATTTATATGCTGAAGAATCAACAGTAACAAACAATAAAGGTCAAATATTAAATATAACTTCAAAATCTGATAGGATTAAAAAAATATTAGAAGACTTATTCGTTAATAGATTGGATATACATATAAATTTACCAATGTGGTCTAGAAGTATGTGTAAATATGGGAATGCGTTTATAATGTTAAATATTACTGATGATAATGGTGTTATCGGTGCTAGACAATTACCAGTTTATGAAATTGAAAGAGTTGAAAATGGAGTTTATAACCCATATATTTCAGTTCCAGTTGATTATAATAAAAGTAAAGATACTGAGTTCGTTTGGATTGGTCAATCTTTAGGTATGCCATTTAAAAGTTGGCAGATGGCCCATTTTAGATTATTAACAGATTCATTGTTCTTACCTTATGGTGTATCAGTATTACATAAAGCTAGACGACATTTCAGAATTCTATCTATGATGGAAGATATGATGTTAATTTATCGACTTGAAAGAAGTATTGAACGAAGAGTTTTTAAAATTTTTGTTGGTAATATTGACGATGCTGATATTCCAGCTTACGTTCAAGATATTGCAAATACATTCAAAAGGACACCAATTATTGATCCAGAAACTGGTCAGTTAGATGTTAAAAAAAATATGATGGATGTTAGTCATGATATTTTTATACCTGTTAAGGATGTAAATGCTCCAAACCCAATTGACACTTTACCAGCAGCATCAAATTTAGATAAAATTGAAGATTTAAAATATATTCAAAATAAAGTTTTAACAGCGTTAAGAATACCAAAAGAATTTTTAAATTTCGAAGAAGCAGCTGGGGATGGTAAAAACTTAGCAATTAAAGATATTAGGTTTACTAGAACCATTAATAGAATTCAGCAAGCTCTTATAATGGAATTAACTAAGATTGCAGTAATTCATTTATATTTGAATGGTTTTACAGATGAATTGACTAATTTCAAAATCTCAATGAATAACCCTTCAACTCAATCCAAAATATTGATGCTAGAAGAATTAGGTAAAAAAATTGGGATTGTAACATCAGCGGTTCAAGACCCTGGTAATGGTATTCAAATTATGTCTTTAACAAGAGCTCAAAGAGAAATTATGGAGTGGTCTGATGAAGAAATAACTCAGAATATGCTTGAAATAAGATTAGAAAAAGCTTTAGCTGCTGAATTAACTAAAACACAACAAATTATTAAAAGAACTGGTATATTTGATAAAATTGATGAAATGTATGGCGAACCAGATGCTGACTATATGTCCGATGCTGGATTAGACGATGAAGGCGGTCCTGGTGGTGGATCTTCAGGTGGTTTCGGTGGTGGTATGAGTCCCGATCTAGGTGGTGAACCAAGTGATGATCTAAGTGGTGAACCTGAAGGTGGTCCAGAGGGTCCTAAACCAGGTGATGATTCAGGTCAAGAACCAGAAGTCCCACAAAATAGTGAAGATAGCAAAGCTAAATTGGAAAATACTATGAGAAAAACGAATAAATTATTACTTGAAAATAAAGTATTTTTAAAAGAAAGAAATTTAGCTAGAAAAGAGGTTTATTTAGATGCATATCTAAAATACTTAAATACTGGAAGAAAAAAAATAAATGAAGAAAAAGATGAGATAGTTCCAATATTAAATCATGCATTCATTAAAAATGAGGAAACCAATCAGTTGATATCATTACTTGATAAAAAACTAAATGAATAAGAAAATGCCCGTCTATTTTAGATGGGCTTTTTTTATGATAAAATAATTTACAATTTACTTTATATTTTTAAGTTTAGAACATATTTATATAAAAATATATAATAACATGGAAAATAATTTAGGAAAATTAAACACTATATTCTTACAAAACGCACATAACCTATTTAAAGTTGATAACGGTAGATTACTAAAAGAATACGTATCAATGATAAAAAATGATAAAAATTTACTAAAGGAATTTTTGGTGTATGAATATGTTGAGAATACAATTGTTGGTGAAAACTTAAAAGAATGTATTTCTGAAAGTATTAATTATCTTAATGATGTTAATAAAAAAACATTAAAAGTCTTAAACGATAAAGTTGCAAATTTTATGATTGAAAATAAAATTGAACAATTAGAAGAAATTAAAAATGAAAAACTTTATGAAAATATTCACGCATTAATATTTGCGTCAAAATCATTAAAAACAATTAACGAAAGAATTGAAAAATTAAATTCAATAGTTGAACAAATTAAGGAAATTAAAAGCAACTCAAACGACATTAAAAATAATTTTGAAATCACAGAAAACAGCGATGCTTTTTATAAATTTACAATTGATAAGTTTAATAAGAAATATGCGGATAAGTTAAATGAAAATGAACTTAGGATTTTTAAAACAATCACATCTCCAAAGAATGATACAGAAATGACAGCATTATTTGAGCAAGAGAAAAAAGAATGTTTAGCATTAACAAATGAATTTCTAAACGAAGATATAGATCAATCAACAAGAGAAAAACTACTCAATGTTAAAGAAAAATTACTAGAGCAAACATTTAATAAAGAAACATATGCTGAAGATATTCTTTCATTCGTTGATTTAAAACAAACATTAAGTGAATAAAATAAATATATGCAAGAATTTTATATAAATAAAGATGCTACGTTACCATTCTTAAAAATGGAACTAATAAATGATGGGCGAGATGATTTTGATAATTTTTATCAAATGATTCAAAATGCTGTTATCACTTTCACCATGACACATGTAGATACTGGGGTTATTAAAATATCTAATAGTAATAATGTGTTTGTATCACCTAAAGAAGATACTTGTAATGATGAATATTTCATTTATTATAAATGGGATGTGAGAGATACCAAATTAAAAGGAAAATTCTCAGGAAAATTTACAATTAAGTTTGATGAATACTTCGGTGGTGGTAGTTTAATAGTCCCAATTCAAGAAGAACTGATAATTTACATCCAATAACATTAATTAATATAAATAAACCCACTTTGATTCATTTCTTAGTGGGTTTTTGTTTCCATTCATTAAAATATTATAAATCATACAATAAAGAATAGATATTTATTGTCAGTAACAATAAATATAAGTACATTTGCAAAAAATATAATAAATACAACTAATTAATGGAACAAAATAATAAGATATCGGAAGAGAAAATTAACAACTTTTTAAATGGTCGAGACCCACAAATGGGAATTGTTGCTATTGAATGTAGTTATAATGATAACGAGGTTTCGATAGTATATAAAGATCCAGCTGGTGGTAAAAAAATTAAAAAAGATGATTTTAAACCATTTATATGGGCAAAGCAGATTGGAGCTAGAAAATTATTCACCGATAGAAGGACTGGTATACAAAACAAGTCAGAACTAAGGAAAAAGTTAGCTGAATATGGTATTGCTGCAAAAGGATTAAATATCTATACTCAGGATGGTAGAACAACTGAACGACTTGAAAAAGGATATAATGTGATGTTTACTGCCACTAAGAAAATGAGTTATAGTCGGTTTCTTAATTTTTTCAAAGAAGCTGGTGTTGATACTTATGGTGAGGGTCGTGAATTTTTATCAGTAACTCCAGTTGAGCAATATATGATGCGAACTGGTAAAAGGTTTTTTAAAGGTTTTGATGATTACGATGATTTAACTAGATTAGCATTTGACTTGGAAACCCAGGGTTTAAATCCATACATGCATCGAATAGATCAAATTGGTATTCGAACTAATAAAGGATTTGAATTTGTTATTGCAATTGATGGTGATAATAGGGAGGAAAAAGATCGAAATGAATTATGTGCTATCGATTCTTTATTTAAAATTATCAAAGAATTAAAGCCTGATATTATTACTGGTCATAATTCTGAAAATTTTGACTGGAATTTTATTTTAACTAGATGTGAAATGTTAAACACTAGTGTTGGTGATATTTCAGGTAAACACTTTAGGCAATCATTATATAAGAGCAAGAAAAAAACCGTATTAAAATTAGGTGGAGAAATGGAATATTTCAACAAAACTAATTTATGGGGTTATAATATAACTGATTCTTTACATGCTGTTAGACGTGCTCAAGCGATTGATTCTAACATGAAAAAAGCTGATTTAAAGTATGTTACCAAATACTCAAAATTAAATAAGCCTAATAGAGTTTATGTTCCTGGTGATAGAATTGAGAAAGTTTGGTCAGATGAAGATAATTATTACGCTTTCAATGAGTTAGATGGTAGTTGGTATCAAATAGATGATAAACATCCACTAAAAGATGGGTACGAGGTTGAAACTGGAAGATTTGTTGTTGATAGATATTTGAAAGATGACTTATACGAAACTGATAAGGTAGAGTTAAGATATAATCAGCCTAACTTTCTATTGGGTAAATTACTACCAACATCATTCTCACGTGTTTGTACTATGGGTACAGCAGGTATTTGGAAATTAATCATGATGGCTTGGAGTTTTGAAAATGGTTTGGGGATTCCAGATTATGCTGACTCTAGAAGTTTTACTGGTGGTTTATCTAGATTATTAAAGGTTGGGTATGTTGGTAATGTTGTTAAGTTAGATTATAACTCACTATATCCATCAATAGATATTACTTGGGGCGTTGAGCCTGACCATGATATATCTCACGTAATGTTATCATTACTAACTTATATCTTAGATCAACGTGAAAAGTACAAAGAATTAAAAGGTGATGCGAAAGGTAAAGCTAAAAAACTAAAAGCAAGTCTTGAATCATTAGACCCTAATAGTTCTGAATATATTGAAATTAAAAAACAAATCAAGAAATGGGATGATGAAGAAAATTCAAATGATAAGAAACAATTACCATTTAAAATTTTCGCTAACTCTTTCTTTGGTGGTTTTGGAGCTCCAAATTTATTTCCATGGGGAGATGTTAAGTGTGCTGAAAAAACAACTTGTGTTGGTAGACAATCATTAAGATTAATGGTTAAATGGTTCTCAGATAGAAAATACACACCAATAGTAATGGACACGGATGGGGTTAACTTTTCATATAGTGATGTTTATAATGAACAACGTAAAGCTGAAGATCAACTATACATAGGCCAAGGATTAAATAGAAATACTGAAGTTGGTAAAAAATATTATGGTATTGAAGCTGATGTTGCTGAATTCAATGATTTATTTATGAGAGGTAAGATGGGGTTGGGTATTGATGAATATGCACCAGCAACAATTAACTTTTCCAGAAAAAATTATTCTGATTTACTTAAAAGCGGTGAAGTTAAATATGTTGGTAATACTATTAAATCAAAACGTATGCCAATTTATATTGAGAAATTCATGGAGTCTGGAGTTAAATTGCTATTACATAGTAAAGGTAAAGAGTTTTTAGAATATTATTATGATTATATTGAAAGAATTTATAATTATCAAATCCCACTTAAAGATATTGCATCTAAAGGTAGAGTTAAAAAAACAATTGCTGAATATAAAAAAGATTGTAATACTTTAATAAAATCAGGTAGACCTAAGAACCGTCAAGTTTGGTATGAATTAGCAATTCAAAATAATGTTACTCCTGAAATTGGTGATACAATTTATTATATAAATGTTGGTGATGGTAAAAAGAAAACGACTTATAAAGATGTTGAAAAGAAAACAACTAAAATTGAAGGTGAAGCTGATAAGGTTGAAATAAAAATAAACTGTATTATGTTAGATAATAAAACAGTTGATTCAGATGAGGATGTTTTTTGTAGTGATGAAATTGAATATAACGCCCCAAAATATATTGAACAATTCAATAAACGAATAAAACCATTATTAGTTTGTTTTTCTACTGATATTAGGAGTAAAATTTTAATAAAAACACCAGATAAAAGACAATGTTTTACTGAAATGGATTCACAATTATCATCAGGGCTTCCAAATAAGCCAGAAGATCAGGACTCATATGAACAACTTATGACAATTGAAGATAAGGAAATTAAATTCTGGATAAGTGTTAACGAAACACCACCGTTTATGGATGAGATTGGTTTAAATTGGGAAGAAATTGTTATTGATTATGAACAAAGAATGGAAAAGCTAAAAGAAGAAAATTTAGCAATCCAGTTAAATAGATATAACAATATTATTGACTCATTAACACCAAAAGAAGTTAATGATTTTATACTTGAAGTTAAGATTCCAAAAGAAATTTCATTATTTTTGAAACTTGACACTAAGACAATGAATTTTGTATCTAAAGAATATGATATAGCAATTGGAAATATTTATGATATTGCAGATAAAGAATTCTCAGATAGTGATATTGAAGAATTAAGTAATAATGATTAATAATAAAATGGGTGATAGTTTATCTATCACCCATTTTATTTATTCATTATATAATGATGTTATTTCAGTTCCTGTTAATAGTCTATTATAAATTCGCACATCTTGTATATTACCATAACAATTATAATCATATCCTGTTCCAATTTTTGAGTTAGCGATTCCCCATCCACCACCACCGACACTATATTCTAATGATTCTACACCATTATACCATAATCTACCTTCTGAATTAGTTACAAAATGATTCCAAATATTATTACTATAATAAGTAGCGTGATAAATATAATTAACATCACCTATCATAACAGACATTTTACTACCTTCCGATACCATCCCATTATTATTAGACCAACCATTATTAAATAGAAGTGGAGCTGGATAACCAGTATTATTAATTTCATAATACCATAACGATACTGTCCAAGGTGAATACTCAGCCATAATTTGATTTGGAATATCAATACAAGAATTAACATCTTGAATTCCAGAAAAATGTGCGGATTGAATACCTTCTTTTCTACCATTAACCCAAGTAGCACCATTATTAGTTCCGTGTTGATTATTACCACTATAATCTAAACAATCTCCATTTAGTGGGTAATAACACAAGGTATCACCTGGTATTTCATTTTGGTTTCCAATTATTTTATTATATCTACTAAACTTTAGCATTTTTATTAAATGTTTTAATTTTATAATTTATAATAATATTTGTTTCAGTTTCATCAAATTCTTGAATAAGAACTTCATTTTTTTTTAAAACTGGTTTTTCATTGAAAATAACTAATTTATACCCATATTTAATAAAATCTTCATTTGTTGGGTTAATTATAATTCCACCATTATCAATATCAATTGATTGGTAGTTTTGAATCATATTATTTATTAATTTACTATACATATTTTTTTAACCTATTAAATTTATTGAATATAATGTATCTGATTTTTTTAATACCGTTAATAAATAGCAACTATCGATTAACATTGTTGGTTGAATACCACCAACCCATTTATATGTAACACCTAATGGTGGTTGAAATGTAATAGTTGGAATAGTTGGGCCTGTTTCAAATTGTAATAACCATTCATTACTATAACCATATATTGACGTGCCTTGAGTTATAGTTATAATATTATCAGATGTTAATGTATTAACTATAATAGTATCAATATTTGCATTCAAGGTTATAGTTCCACCAGTGAAATTTACTTCACTTAATAAATAAGCTCCTCTTTGGATATCATTCACATTAGATGTTAACCCAGTGATCAAGTTATAATTATTAACATCATTAGTGATTCTATTTTCTATTTCCCCAGTAATCAAATTATAATTATCTATATCAGCTACAATTCTATTAGTAGTTTCCCCAGTTATCAAATTATAGTTAGTCACATCACCTGTAACTCTATTAACTGTTTCACCTGTTATTAAATCGTAATTAGTTGAAACAGTTGATGTTAACCCAGTTATTAAATTATAATTAGTTACATCGCCTGTAACTCTATTAACTGTTTCACCTGTTATTAAATTATTTAACGTATTGTAATTAATTGAAACAGTTGATGTTAACCCTGTTAATAAATTGTAATTATTTATATCACCACTAATTCTATTAACAGTTTCACCAGTTATAGCGTTGTCAAGTGTATTATAATTAGATAAAATAGTTGATGTTAACCCTGTTAATAAATTGTAATTATTTATATCACCGCTAATTCTATCATTCGTTTCACCAGTTATTAAATTATTCAAGATCTCATCTTGAGTATCAACATATAATTGTGTAACTTGTGATGTTTCACCAGTTATTAATCCTAGTATATAATTATCGTTTAAAATTCTTTCAGCTGTTTCTCCAGACAGGTCAATTATTAAATTGTGGTTAAAAGATATTAAATCAGAATCTTCTATACCATCCTTAAACCAATATTTATTATTCCCATTTATTTGGTTTAATATTTTAATTTCCATTGTTGGATATCTCATAGATATTGGGATTGAAGATAAAGCATCTTCAATAGATTCATATGGACCTTCCCAACTATTTAATGATTTTGGGTTTAAAATTTTAAACCCCATTGGTAATTCAATACCTATTATTTCTGACATATCTTATTAATTAGTTAGTTTTATTTTAAATTCATGGTTTGTTGAATAAGGTATTGATATTACCATTTCATAAACGTTATATGCTGTTAATTTACCGCCAGCATCTTCTACAAACATAGGTATATTAATAAAAGATTGACTTATATCAAATCCAATATTCATATCAATAACACTTTCGATCATTCTATTTCCTGGTATTGCGATAATAAATGATTTATTTGAAATGCCTGTATTTATTATTAATTCATTTGTTTCAGTATTGAATTTCTTACTATTTAATTCTCTAATATCATTAGATAACATAGGTATACTATTAATTCTTGTTCCGTAAAATATCATATTATCAAACATTATTGTTTCGTATTTTTCAACGCTAGATTCTGTATCAATAACCTCAATTGAAAATTTAAGACTAGTTAATCCACTCATAGCTATATTAGCATTATAAAAATCATATACTGGTATTAGACCGCCAGATGGATCAACACTAAAAGTAGTGCCAATTTGTATTTTATCACCGCTATTTGGATAATAAAATAAATTATAACCAATTAAAGAACTAGATAAATAATTTAATACAATATTTGAATGTATATGTGTCAATATATCACCGATTTCTCTTTTATTCATTATTGCTGTGTTATTACTATAGTCAGTATCACCACTTGTCCAAAATAATACTGTTGGTTGGATATAAGGGGATTCATTTGGTATATTATTTAAATCATAAATATAATTATTTAATATTTTAGAATAATCAGTTTTACCATAATATACTCTAAATTTATAAATATTTCCAATAAACGTACCAGCAAAATATTGTTCAATTGGTAATAAATATTGAGTATCATAATTATCGTCAAAACCAATCATATCGCAAAGTCCTTGTGAACCACCGCCAAGTGATAAGTTATACGGAACACCTTCTTGTTTCTCATCTCTGTCATTTAACTCTTTAAATAATAACCCAGTTAATTCTTTCGATATGAAAATTAATTTACCATTAACATAGAAAAGAATTTTAAATATGTTTTTTTTATTCATTATTATTCTAATGGTAATAAATGATTTAGTATCACTAATAATCATATTAATTCTAGAATATTCTTCATTGATTGTATATCCAGTACAGGTTTCATTTAATATTCTATAACCAATACTACCATCATCTTTAATTCTAAAACCAATTGCATTATTAATTATATCATCTGACACGTTATATTCTTTTTTTGAACCTGGAATTTGATCCCTAGTACTAGTTGTATAGCCAGTACTAGTTCTATCCATATATTGATAAAGGTTAATATTTTCATTTGTTTCACCAGTTATGTAGTATTCCTTTGTTGGATCAAAACTTCTAGTTGTTAACCCATAACTAGTTCTATTAAATAATAAATATTTATTATCAGTTTTAATGTCAAAAATATTTTGTGAATTAACATTAAACCCATCGTTTGTGTTTAAATTATCACTAGATGATAAAGGTGTTGTTTCACCAGTCTTAAATATAGGGTAGCTAGAAACATCTTTTTTTAAATATTCATACCAAAATTTATTTTCAGACCTAGCTCCAAGATAAAAGAAAAAACCTTTATTATTTGAATATTTTTCATTTAAAGTGTTAGGTAAAATCGGTGTGGATGCGTTAGGTTTCAAAATAAATTCAAAATTTATTTCATTATTAAAAACATCTGGTAAAACGGAATAATTGCAATTTGATTTAAAAAACCCTTGATAAAATCCACCGTTTAAGTTAAGATATCTAGTTTCACTGTTAGTGTCAATAGATAATGGGTAAACATAATTACCTGTATTTCCAGATATTTGTGTTAAGAAAAGCCTAGTGTCCCCACTGGCAATATTTAAAGAGCTTCCAGTAACTAGATTATGAAATTCGTCTGATGTTATTGTATTGTTATCGAATAAGATATATCCATTATCAATACCAGTAAACCCTATATTATCTAATTCAACGCCAGTGTTAATGGCATCACCCCAAGTTGAAATACTACGTAAAGTATTACCATCAACACATTCATTCTCATTCAATTCAATATTAGCTATTAATGTATCATTATAGAAAGTACTACCATCTAAACTAATAGATGGGTCCTTTTCTTTACTAATTAGTAAATCCCAATATTCAGATTTAGAAACTCTTAAATCTAATTTGTTGAAGTTGTTATTTTTTATATTTGACATTGATAATCTTTATTGATAAATATG